CGCTGGATTAACCACAGCTGGCAATGTCCTCCAACACACTGGTGTAGTCCGTCATCAAGAAACTAACACTTGGACCTTTGCAAGTAATCTTGCTGAACCGGGTGGTGGCCATGTAGTATTTGATAACAACACAGTCTACGATCCAATCAAAGCCGGTAACTTACAATTAACAGTTACGACAGATAGTACAAACGCAACAACTGGTGCTTTAATAGTAGCAGGCGGTGCTGGTATTGGTGGTAACATATTCCACACAGGAACACGTTTAGAAACATCAGCAAGCAACTATTTATTTGCTTCAACACCAACAACGGTAGATGCATTCAAAGCTGCGACTGATTTAGAAATTGGTGCTACTAGTGGCACATTTACTATTAACAACCCAACAGTGGTTGGTACACAAACGACACAGGCATTATACAATACTGTCACTGACACATTAAACTTTGCTCGTGCAGCCAACATTACCATGGGTCACACCAGCGGTATTACCACACTGCAAGGTGCGGCTAATATCCAAGCTGTAACAACCAGCACAAACTCAGCCAGCGGCGCACTAAAAGTCATGGGCGGTGTAGGTGTCCGAGGTAACATAAATGTTGCAAGTAACCAAATTATTGCAGTAGGTGCTGATCTAACAGCCAATGTTTACTCAGAATCTGCTATCGCTGTTACTAAATCTGCAAACACAGCTGCTCGAATAAGCATACAAAACTATAGCACTGGCAGTTTAGCTGGTAGTGAATTTATTGCCATAGCCGACGATGGAAGCAACGTAGGCAGATTCATGTCCGTTGGTATCACTAATTCAACAGCACTTATCCCTGGTGCAGGATTATTATTACCTGACACTGGATATGCGATATCAACGAGCTATAATGGTTTACTATTAGGTACCAGCGATACTACAGATACTGTGATTACTGTTGGTGGATATGCTGGAGCTAATGCCATCGCAAGATTCAGTCACGGTAATGCAAATGTTTCAATTCCACGTTCAACAATTACAACAAGTCAAACAACTGGTGCATTTACTGTAACTGGCGGTGTTGGTTTTGGTTCTAACTTAAATGTAGCTCGTGGCGCAGTGATTAACAACAGTCAATCTTCTGGTGTAGGCACAGCATTCCAAGTTAAAGGTACCGGAGCAACAACACTATTATATACAGTTCCTGGTATTGATGTAGTCAGCATTGGTGGTAGCAATACAGCTCCAGCTAGTGGTATCACTGCTCAATTCAATGGTACTGGTGCTATCATTATTCCAACTGGATCCACAGGTGAACGACCTGGGCTAAATGGCAATGTTGACATAGATGGTATGATACGTTTGAACTCAAGTTCAAACCAACTAGAATATTATGCTGGTGGGAATTGGACAGTTGCAGGTAGTGCGTTTACTATTATCGCAGCAGAAGCATTCACAGGTAATGGTGTACAAGTAGCATTTACACTAAGTGCAAGTTCAACAACAGCTGCCACTATAGTGGCAATCAACGGTGTTGTACAGATTCCTGTAACAGCATATAGCGTTTCTACAACAACATTAACATTTACAGAAGCTCCAGCAGCTGGTGACGTTATTGATGTTCGTAGATTAACTACAACAGCCACAGTTGGACAGTTAGCCAGTGGTTATACAGTATTCGATGCTGCGACTAACTGGGGTAACATTTTAACAGGTATCAGCAGTAGTGTTGCTAGATTAAGTATCAGCAATGCAGGCGATATCTATCTACCAAATGGCAGTGATATATTGTATGATGAGTCAGCAATAAATATCTCGGCTAACAATACTCCATATGTAGTTGCTACACGTAGTCAAGCCAGCTTTGTTACAGCCAAATATATAATCAGTGTCAAGAATGCTGCTAGTGCTTTCCAAAGCATGGAAGCTATCCTAGTCACTGACCAAGCAGGCAATGCGTATGTCAGCACATATGGTATCGTTAACAATGGAACAATGATTGGTACACTAACAGCTAACGTAATTGCTAATAGTGTAAACTTGTGGTATACATGCACACATCCAGCTGGTATTAATGCTAATGTTAAAGTGCAATCTACATATATTATATAAGAAAAATATAAATGCTTAAACTATCTAAAAGATATAGACAAGATTACACTGGTGAGGAAATCATCCAAGAACGTAAGTTTGAAGAGGGTAAGTGGGTTCAAGTTACAGAACACGTTCCTAATAACGTAATCAATAATCAAATATCAAATCGAGCAGTTGTGTTTGGAAACGGTGTTAGCAGAAATCTTTTTCCAGTAGACCATTTATTAAAACATAAATCAGGTTTGTTGGGCGCAGACACCTTACAGAGTTATGCTTGTAATGCCTTTTACAGAGACTATACTCCTGATTTTTTAGTAGTAGCAGATCGACGTATTGCCAAGGAAGTAGTTGACAGTGAATTCACAAATGACAATATTGTTTATTCTCGTGTAGATATTAGCTTAGAGTTTCCTAAAAAATTCTATTTAATTCCGCATGATCCATATGCAGATGCTGGAACAACCGCAATTTATCTAGCTGCGTTTGATGGACACAAAAAAATATATCTATTAGGGTTTGACGGACAAGATGATGTCCGATACAATAATAATGTATATGCAGGTACAAATGGATATGATGGTTTAACTGATGTTGTATCTGAAAATAAATGGAATGACAATCAATTATCGGTATTTAACACTTATGATGATGTGGATTTTGTTCTAGTCACACACTATGGCACTGATCGGATCCCAGAAAGTTGGAAATACTGCACTAATTTAAGGCAAATCAGTCACAGAGATTTTGTTTTAGAAACTGATCTATAACATAGCTTCTAGAGTTTTAATCTTATTAGCCACTGCTGAAAAATTAATAGTTCGCCAAACACCCGGATGTAATGGTTTAGGGTGATCTTTTAAATACACCCAACAATACCCACGATGTTCTTCATTTAATAAAGGTATAAATTCTTCGTCCACCGGTGTGATATAAGTATGATAGGTAAAATTACCGTTGTCGCTGGTAAATTTTTCTATAGGTATAATCTTTGGATCGCGAATCTGTCCACCAAGCTCTTCTTCAATTTCTCTCAATAGACCTTGCATAGTAAGTTCTTTAGGTTCAATTTTACCGCCGACAACTCCCCAGGTTCCTGAATATTTACTTTGATTACGCAATAAGAATAGATACCGTTTAGTTGTGGTGCAGTAAATAAAAGTACCAACACCTTCTATAATACTAGGGTCCACAGTCCGCTCTTGTATTCGCCTTCCCAGCTTTTGACCCATTGATTGTGGTTCCATTTATATTGAGTTCCTGTGATTAAGTTACTTACATATTGTATAGTCTGATCAGATTGACTGTCAAATGATATCACCCAATGTGTGCCATTGAATTGTATGATATCATTGGCGTGGGCTACTAAATCCTGACCGTTACTACCTCGCCATGCACTTGGTCCAGTATTGGCAGGGTTATCAAAACTACCAATATCATGTAATATTAAATATCTGGTACCCGACGTCGGAGTAGCAATATCAGTTACAGTTACTTTTCTTGGGTCGATAATAGCGTTAATTGATTGTAATGTATTGGTTGGATATGTATCAATATCAGCGTTGAACATTAACTGTGTGTCGTCTGCTATATTATATGCTACAGTTCCAACCACTTCAGTTATACCATCTTCTTGTAATAATCTAATTTGGCTAATACCATTTTCTATATCTTTACCATAGACATTAATTAAACTACGCCAAATATCTTTAGTACCTACTTTAACAGGAGTCTCTAGAGTTGGCTCATTTGGGATTTCTACATCTTGCACTTTTAATAAGGTTAAGATATTACCAACAAGTAATATATTGTAATTCAATGGAGTATAATATAGTCTCTGACCTAATAGGTTAGCATCACTGTAAACAGCAGAATTTAAATCACCTTGCGCATCATGGATGCTAGCAATAATTTTTTGTATGACTCCAAGTTTTTTAATTTTAGCCGGCGGACTAATCCATACAGGTAATTTAAATGTAAGTGTAGCAACATCGATAGGATTCTCTGTGCCAATTGGAATAACACGACTTGACCAAGTTGGTGACTCTAAATAAACTACGCTTAAACTAGTCCAATCAATATAATTATCTGTTGATTGTATTTCAAGGGCGGGATTAAATAAAACCATTAATTGTTCTAATAGTTGTAGTTTTTGTTTAGTATTGCTGGTCCAGATATCTAATTTCAATTCTATTGTATAAGGTACCGGCATTAGTCTTTCTATACTAAAAGCATTACCTTGTCTATTTTCATATTGCTCTGTATTTTCGTTATAGTATTTTTGTCTGATATTCATTTTGCCTACAAAATTAGGTTCTTGAACTCGATCACGATCATAGTTGATTCCACTGATATATACTGTCATGGCTGGAACAGGTGGTAAAGCACTGCCTGCTGAATTGTTTTGTATAATGCTGGCTACCTGTCGACTTCCGTCACCATAATATACTGGAACACGATGATATGCTTGAGGATTGCCATTACGATCTACTCCAAACTCGACATTGAAGCCGCTGACTATCCTGATAAATTGTGCTAGAAAGCGTTCAATCTGTCCGTCATAAAAAAATTGTTGATTAGCTATAGTCATTAATTATCCGCCGTTGGTCTAAGAGCCTGACTTAGGCTTTGTCTTTCAACTGATACATTAGCATAAACTGTATATTCTAATACATTGCCTACCGCTATGTTAGCAGCAACAGTAAATCCGGCATTGCCACTGATATTACTCATAGTATTTGTTATGGTAACATTATTGTAGATAGTACGGATTCCACCGTGTGGCGGATATGCTATATTTGAAACTACAGTCTTACTGCTTAACGTAAATGATGTTGTGTGTGAATTTGCTGGTGGAGTGTATGGGCTTGCGATACGAATAGCGTCCCAACCAAGCGCATTACTATACCTAATACCATCATTGTTGACAAAGCTACTACGTTGTGTTTTGTTGCTCGATCCCGGCGTTAAGTTTGTTCTCACTGAGTCTTCTACCTTAGCCCAACGCTTGCCGTCGAATCGAAATAGTCTATTAGGCAAATAATCTAATCTCAGATAATAATCACCTACAGAAGGATTAACAGGAAAGCTAATACCAGCAGCAACAGAATGCCCGCTAGGTAATAATCCGTCACCAGTTAAATATCCTGATATTTTATTTGTTACAGTCGCTGTCTGGCTAGTTGTATCAGCATTTCCAATATTACCAGCAATGTTGCTGGTATTACTAGCATCTAATCCGGCTGGGTCTGCAGGATACCCGTCTTCCTGAACTGCCAGAGTATAAAAACTGCTAGTATCGTATCCACTTGCTGGTACATCACTTTCAGCACGTGTAACAATAGCATCATTGATATCTTTGTATTTGTTATAGGTGCTTATAACATCGCCTAGTGGTGTAGTGGTATTATCACCAGCTTTAATATTATCAAGGATGTCTTTGTATTCTTGACTGTCAA